ATGAAAAAGATTAACATCATCAAAATAGTTTTCATAATTACAGTCATACTGATTTCTACTATTTCACCTATCATCAAAAGCGACTCTAAGAAAGACATTTCGAATGTTAAAAGTGATTTACTTTATGCATACACTATAACTCCTTATGATTATAAAGATTGCAGGGTAAATTTTTCAACGACACACACATTAAACATTGATACTCAAAAATATAGAGGGAAAGACTATTATATTAGTTCCGAAATGTCTTATGAGGCCTCTCAAAAATTTAAACGAGATGATCATGTAGATGTTTTTGGATTATTTTATATTCTTAATTCTCACACCGGTGAGTACATCTATGGAGGAATTACGCCTGCTCAAAATAATAAAGTAAATCATAAATTATTGGGAAATCTATTTATTTCGGGAGAATCTCAACAGAACTTAAATAACAAGATTATTCTAGAAAAGGATATCGTAACTTTCCAGGAAATTGACTTTAAAATCAGAAAATACCTTATGGATAATTATAAAATTTATGACGCTACTTCTCCTTATGTAAGCGGCAGAATCGAAATTGGCACAAAAGATGGGAAACATGAGCAAATAGACTTATTTGACTCACCAAATGAAGGGACTAGATCAGATATTTTTGCAAAATATAAAGATAATAGAATTATCAATATGAAGAACTTTAGTCATTTCGATATTTATCTTGAAAAATAATTCATCATACACAAAAAACCGCCCAGAATAATCTGAGCGGTTTTGTCTTATCTCGGAGCTTTACCTCCTAATTTAATTTACCCCAAAGGCTGATGCGATTCCCATCTTTATCAGTCTGTCCAATACCTAGGTAGTTACGCATACCTGAGCCGCCAACATAGCTAATCCAGTAGTAACCGTTGGCATAACCCTCATTGTCAAAGCTGACAGTATCACCTTGCTTATAGCTACCTACTACTTCACTGGCTAGGCTTGGCCAGCGTCTGATATTGATCTCTGCAACATCAAGGGTAAAGGTGCCTGTTTTTGCTGTCTCCACGATCGTTTCAGAAGTTTGCGGCTCGGTGCTGACTGGTTGCGTGACTGTATCCCCTTGATATGGTGGGTAAAACCAACCTATCACGCCAGTAAAGTCACGAGTGTTAAAACGAGCTGGTGCACCGACATACAAAGCATCAGGATTGCCATCAATGTTTTGCTCGACAGTGCGCACAGTGCGCATGGTGTAACCGTCACTATCCTCGATAACAATTCCCGTATGTCCAAATTGGTGATACGGCACTGATTGGACAAAAAATGCTCCCGTCAGTGGATTTGCATCTGTCGGCATGCGATGGACTTCCCAACCTACGGCAGCAGCGCTATCTAGTAAGTCAATCGCATTTCCCCAAAGGTCGACATCGAACCAGTGCTTTGCTGCATAACAAGGCACATCTGCACATTGCCAGCCCGCAAAACTATCTTTGTCAACACCCATACCAGCATTGGCCAAATTAATAAAAAATTCAATGACTTCTCGACATTGAGAATTAATCATTTGCTTCTCCTTTCTGACAATAGCCTCTTTATCCCATTTCTGCAAGTTATTCTCCTCAATAATTTGGATAAGTAGCTCCGCATAGCCACTCGCAGTCGCATAGCCTGCATCTTTTATAGCATGACAAGCTTTTTTATAATCAGCCTCCCCAATAACAGACTGGTAGCGTGGATTATCTACTAAAAATTGTCCATGGTCAGCGATAGATTCATCCCAGCTGTCATAGGCTCTAAACCTGTCAACAATGTCAGTAATAACACCAGCTTGATATTCCTCTTGGGTTTTGGTGTTAAACGACTTACCGGTCCAGCTTGCGTCTGCCTTAATACCAAACAAAGCGTTATGTGGTGCATGTTTACCCCACCCGCTCTCTAAGATAGCTTGTGCTGCGGTCAAGGATGGCAAGATTTTGTACTTAGCCCAGCCATCTAAACAGCCTTGTTTAATTTTATCTAAAAAGGTCATCTGTCCTCCTTATCTAAAAACGGATAAAAGATAAGAGCAACCACAGATAATGGCACATACAGTATTGCGATTGCTATAACTAATGCTAATCGTGTGATTGCTCGCATGGCTCCTCCTATTTTTTGGGCTCATGGTAAGTCAATGCTTGTTCGCTGTCAGATAAGCCTTTTGTAGTAGGATCTGTGACAACGCCAAGCAACACCAAAAGCGTTACAGCTGTGTTGGCAATATCCGCGATGTTTGATGGTAATTTAATACCTAATTGTTGCGCTAACAAAAAGATAGCTCCCAAAATAGCCATCAAGGTTACTTTGTTTTGTAGTCGTAATTTTAAATTGATCATTTGATTTCTCCTCTCATCATATCTTTTAAATCTTTAACATCATCTGTTAAATTTTTAATTTGCTCTGTCATTGTAATCAACGTTTTATTTTGCTCAGCGTGCTCTTCAAGCCGCCGAGCATTTTGGCGTGTAACAATTTTTAAATGCTCTACCTCAGATTGCAACAAAGTAATATCTGTCGCATGCTTGATGGATTTTGCATTAAAAATATTGTAAGTCGTGACGATAGCTAAAATAAAGCCACCAACGCCAAATATCAACTCTGTTGCCATAAACCACCTCTAATCTTGTTTAACCAAATCAGCGTACTTGATAACTGTTACTTTGGCTTCTGACTCTAGCTCCTCTAAGGTTTGTTTGTCATACTCAAATGCTTCGTTAACGTGTACGAAGACTAGGTTCCCTTCGCCTGCTTCACCGTCTTCCTCTTTAGTACTGTCGACCACCGTAAAGACATCATACGCTTGATACTCACCTTTTTTGGCTGGCTCGATTAGCTCAAGCATGCCTTTATAAATGTCAGAATCAATCTTGCCGCCGCTCATTAACATGTGGATCGTTTGTAAGTTAATCATCTTTTGCGTGCGCTCTGCGGACACCTTAGCTAGTCCAGCAGCTGTTTGAGCAGTTTTGGCAGTCTTAGCGGTTTCCTGTGAGATTTTTTCAAGGTCGTCTACCTTTTGCACGGCTTCGCCCATTGCAATTTCAACGTATTCAGATTTTTTAAATTCTTCCAAAGCGGCTTTGATAATCTCTGTGTCATTAGTCGAGGTTAAGTCTTGCTTAACAAGTTGAGAGATGACAGCTCCATCCTCAGCAGCGATAATAATATGTGTGCTTGCGACTGCTCCTGTGCCATCAAGTTGTGGATATTTTCCTGTTACTTTCCAATTTCTCATGTTTATTTACCTTCTTCCTTCGGTGCTGTTGCTTCATCCAATTGTGCGTTTAGTTCTTCCAATTCGATTTCATGCTGTGCTTTTAATTGAGCATTTTCTAGCGTTAAATTAGCAACTTTAAGTGCTAAATCGTTAATAATTTTACCTAATAATTTTTCTTGCATTGTTTCTCCTAATTTATCCTATGCGGTTAGCCCAACCACCTGTACCTATATAGCCAATTTTAAGTGCTAAATCTTTTAACATCATGGCTACACGTTCGCCTTGCACATAGATATCTCCAACGTGGATTTGGTCTATCTTACGATCAGCTCTCCCTATGACATGCTTTATACCTCTGTCATTTTGAGGGATAAGGTAAGCATATCCTGACGTTGTTGAGTCAAAGAGCCATGGACTACGATTTTTATTTCCATAGATTGCTACACGGTTACCAACTAATTCAACAAAACTTGTCGATTGATAAGATGACTTCCCGTTCCAAATTCTTATGCCTCCGAAGGTTTTATTTTCATGGTTTTCTGACCCATCGCTATTAGAGCCTATAACCGTCATTGCAGCTTGCATGTTACCTATCTCAGATATAAAGCCTGACTTTGTCATCTTTATAAACTGACTAGCTGTACTGCTATCGATACGTCTCATGGCTGACTCATTTGTGTAATGGTTGATTTGACCGCTTTGCAAGTCTATTGTCATCGCACCATTACGAGCCTTAATAACTTTGCCCTCGAGCAAATCAGTGATAGCATAGCCAATTTTAGCTTTGATAAAGTTAGCGTCTAAACCAACGATACTACTTGCGTTAAGGTTAATTACTCTAATCCTAGCAGCGTCAATCGTGCCTGCAATAATCTGATCAGCCCTAATCTTGATAGCCTCTGCTATCTTTGTGGTAAAGGT